GCTCTTTGTTTTTCTTGATACTGTTCTTCAATATTTTGTACTGCGCTTGCAGTATCGCCAGCAAATAATAAAGCTATTTGTTTTGACTTTTCTAAATTTGCTCTTTCAATATCAAATCTTTTATTAGATTCTTCAAACATTTTATTTGAAATATCTTGATAAATATCTCCTACAACTTGAAACGTAAGAGCCATTTGTTCTTCAAAAGTTTTAGCACCTTCCAATAATTTGTCAAAAGTGCTTTGTCCATTTATATCTAAATCTAAGAATATTTTAGCTGATGATATTCCTAAATCTTCTAAACCTTTATTTATAGTTTCAAAAGTAGCATTGTCTAAAAATTCTTTCATTTTTTCATTAGCAATATCTAAAGGACTTTCTAATCCATTTATTGCTTCTGCTAGACTTTTATATTTTAAATTTAACAAGTCTAATTGAGCAGGAGTTTCTTTACCTGTTGTTTCTCTTTGTTTTTCTATTTGTAATTGTAAAAGAGCTAAATGTTGATATTCTTGAAAAGCTTGTTGTCTTGTTTTTAAAGTAAGTTTTTCGTTATTTGAAACATTTAAGTTTTTTTCTTGTTCAGATTTATTAATAGCATCATTTAGATTATTTATATCTTCAATAGTCTGCTTTCTTAATTTTTCTTCTTTTTCAAAAGTAGCTTTTCTTATTTTTTCATTAAAATCAGCATCTTCATACATTAAAGTTTTCCAAGCTCTACTATGATTTATATTTGCTAATTCTGTTTCATTATTATACCTGTCATTTATATCTTTAATAGCTTTTGCCCATTCTTCATTATTTTGAACATCGTCAAATCCATTCTTTTTATTTTTAAGATATATTTCGTTAGCCTTGTCTAAATCTTCTTTATATTTTAATTTATATAATGCTTTTTCTTTTTTATATTGTTCATCAAGTATTTCTACTGCTAATCTTGAATATTCTTTTCTAGCTTCTAATCTAGTATAGTCAGGAGCATCTTGATTATCAGTAATTTCTTTTTGTAATACTTGCAATTCTTTTAACCTAGCAATTCTAAGATTATACAAAGATTCAACTTCTTCATAATTAAGTCTTATTCTTTCTTTTTGTCTTTTTGTTGCTATATCATCATCGCCACCAATATCTGTTTTATCTTTTGTTTGTTTTTTAGGATTTCTATATTCATTTAATGCTCTTAAAAAACCCTCCATTTGTCCTAATTCACCTTTAACTTTTTCTAATTCTCTTTTAATTGGGATTTTAAAAGATATAGCATCCAATAAACCAGCTTCTCTAAATCCTAATTTCTTTTGCCAATAACTATCATCGGCTTGTTTTGCTAATCTATCTCTTTCATCTTGAAACTTTTGATATTCTTTAAAAAAAGTTTGTTTATAATTTTTCCATTTAGTTTCTACTTCTTCTTTTGAAAGTCCTTTTGAAAAACCATCAAAAGCATTACTACCCATTTCAATACCTGTCTTAAATGATTTTTTATATAAATCATCCCAAGAAGTATTTATTCTACCTAAATATTTTAATACAATATCTAATTGTTCAATTAAAGTACTAAAAAACTTAGTTATACCACCTGTTTTACTTTCATTAAAAGAACGTATAAGTTCTGTCCAACTATTTGAAAGCCTATTTTGAGCAGCAGCTAAAGTATCAACATTTTTTATATTTTCAATTCCATATAACTTTTGATAAGCACGAATAATAGCTGGCACCATTTCATTAGAAACAAGTTTCCCTGCTTTCATTTGGTCAAGCATCATTTGCTCGGTAACTTTCAAGTTTGGATGTAATTCTTGATAAGCCATTGTTGCAGCTTTAATAGCTCCTGGTAATGCGTTACCTAATTGCTTTTTTAATTCCTCCGCTTGAACTGTACCCTTAGATAACATTTGATTAAATGCATAGAAAGCATCATTTTGCTTATCTATGCTAATACCCATAAGAGAACCTGCTTTTGCAATTCCTTCAAATGATGTTTTAATTTCATCTTCCGAAAGTTTTCCTTTTGCATTTACATAGAATTGTGTAAACTGTTCAGTTAATCCTTTTATTTCAATACCCCATTTTTCAGATAGGCTTTTTACAAAGTTTGTATTTGAACCATAAATTTCTTGTGTTTCAGATACCATCTTTAAAGCTAAATCTAAACTTTGAAGTTGCTTGGTAGTTTCATAAATATTTTTTGCAATATCTACTGCTAAATAAAGTCCTGTAGCTATACCAAAAGCTCCCATAAGTTGAGTTACCCCGCCTAATGCGTTTTTATAATTACTTACATTTCTTGAAAAGTTACCTACTGCTTGATCGGCTTTCTTTACTTTACCGTTTAATATATCAAACTCTCTTTGTGCTTTTCTTATTTCAGCATTTGATGCTGTTTCACTAGCAATAAGGTTTTGTAATGTTCTAGCAGCTTCATTTCTACGTTTGTTTAATTGACCATAAGCATCATTAAGCCTTTGGTTAGCTAATGCACTTCTTTCTGCTGCTCTAGCAGCTTTTTCATCTGATTGTTGTTGCGCTAAACTTGCTTTTCTTTGTGCTTCTCTTTGTGCAATATTGGCTTTTGTAGCATTAGCTTGTTTTGTTTCAGTTGCTAATACTTGTTGTTTTAATTTTTCTTCTCTGATTAATTCAGCATTAATAGCCTTTAATTGCGCTTCTTGTGCCTTTAAATCATCAATTATTTGTTTTGAAGCACTATTTACACCGCCTGGAGTAGTTGGTGCTTTAAAATTGCTAATCTTTTCTATTTTTAAAGCTAATGCATCAACTATTTCACTAGCTTTTTTTAATTCTGCAAGTGCATTAGGACTTAAAAACTCTATAAAACCGTCGTTTGCCATAACTATTTTTTTCTTTGTGATTTAACAATATCTTTTGCGGAGTTTTCAATAGCAATATACATAGCCAATACAATATTGTCTTCTATGTTCCTATTGTGTATATTACTCAAACTAACAATTGTTTTGTAAAAATCAAATTTTTCTGTTACTTGTTTTCCAAAAGTATTTTCTAATTCTAAAGTAGCCATAGTCAAATCATTTTCTATTATACCGCATTCAACTTGCAATACTCTTAATACTTCATCTCCAAAGTTAGCATCTTTATCAATATAAATGCCACAACCTTTTTCTAATGCGTCTAATAATTTTAATTTATGCTCATCAACTACATTCTCATACCATAAAAAATGCATAAATTGGCGTATTGTTTCAATCTTATAGCTTAAAAAATTAACCCTCCAAGTCATTTCTAAATACATTTTAGCTTGAGGATTGTTTATTTTAACAAAAAAATCGTCATAAACAGCACTAAAAATGCTCTCTAAGTCCTCGTTTTCTTCTTCTGCAACTAAAACACTATAATCTTTGGTGCTTAAAACCTCAAAGAATAGCTTTGCTGGTATGTTTTCTATCGAGTTATATTTTGCCATTCTATTGTCCTAATTGTGTCTTAATCGCCTTTATAAAGTCTTTTCTAACATATTTATTTATAAAATTATTAAATACATCTTGGTTTAAGTCAAATATATTTGATTTGCTATTATTGTACTTATTTTCTAATAAAATAGACTTTCTATCATTAGATTTAAAAATATAACCTTTACCCTTTTCTATTAATTCAAATGCACCTATAAAACTACCGCTATAAATTAAGTCTACAAAACCGCTTGCTTTAGGATTCATTAACTCTTTTTCTTTTCTATACCATTCCCAAGCATAAGTTCTACTTTTACCATTGCTATAAATATTACCTTGTTCGTATTCGTCTTTTTTTATAGCAATTAGCTTACTTTCGTTTTCTACTATTCCCTCGTTTACTAGATTCTTGAGATATACTTCGTTCGCTACTTGGCTCAACCGTTTGCTCATTTCCTTTGCTGATATTCCCATCTTCTACTATTTTAGCAATTGATACTTTTTGTTTTTTATCTCTGCAAGTAAAACAATATTCTTTTCTATTGTGTAATGAAGTCGATAAAAACTCATTAATTAATGCATCGTTTACTTGATTTGTGTTATTTCTTATCCAAGTTATTTGCTCTGAAACACTTAGATTACAAAACCAATCTGCATCACTTCCAAATATTTCTACGTTAAATATAGTCATAATAAATAATTTTATTCAAAGATATAAAAAAAAGGAGTACAACAATGCACTCCTTTCTTAAAAAAACCTACTAGAGTTTATGCTACTGTTACTACATTTCCTGTAGTTCCACTATAAAGTTTGTTACCTACTTTTGCGCAATTAATAGATCCATCTGCCAATGTTACAGTTACTACATCTGTTGCTACTAATGTAGCGGTTGGTGTAATTGCATACTCTTTTGTTGTAGCATTGTAAACAATTGCTCCTACTATTGCATTTGAAACACCGTTTACTGTAAGTTTTAAATTAGCACTAGCCAGTCCTGTAATAGTAAACAAATCATTCCATTTCCAAGTTGGTTTGATATAAACTTTGTTTTCAGAAGCGTCTGCACGACCTACAATGTTTACATCAGTAATTCCAAAAATTTCTGAAGCTGGATTAAAATCCAAATCTGTCAAAAGGTTTACGTATAAATTGTACTCTAACGGATCAATAATTTGAAATTTCAAAATAGTTGAAGCTGAATTTGTACCATTGTTTTCTGTATATCCATTAGTATTTAACATACCAGTAGACAAGCCTTTTATGTTTAATCCATCTGCACTTTCAGCACATTTGATATACCCTGTTTCGTAAGTAATCAATGTATCGTATTGTTGGTATGAATTATAAGAATAAGCAATTTTTTGAAATGCTAATCCTTGTTTGTAAGTTGCAGTAAAACTTGGTTTCCCTTGTCTCACTACCTCCATTAATCCTGATTGACTTTCTTGAGTAGTCGCATCTGGAGTTTCTGAAATCATTTCAAAACAACCAACTAAAGGAATAAAATTTCCTAATTGGCATTGCTCTTGAACATATGCTTTGTTAAAACTATCTGTAGCTTTATTCAAAGACCATCCTTTTGGTACTAAAATTACCCCATTTGGTAATCCCTCGATAGCTTGGCACGCTTCTAATCCGCTACCGTATCTGCTTGTGGTGCAATCTACACCTGTTAATATTGCCATAATTTCTATGTTTTTTTAATTACACGTTTGTACGTTTGTTATTTTTATCGTTGTTTCTAAAAGTATAGCATCCCATTTGTCAATAGTAAAATTTTCTTCACCGCTTCCATAATTAGGAAATTCAGTAATTGTATAACTATTATTCCATGTAATACTACCACTTGCTCTAAATACATTTTCAATATTCTCTACCAAAGGATATAAAACATTTTCGTAGCTCATTGCCCATCTTTGTTCATTTGTCAAATCAACATTTAAGTTTTGACAAGCTAAGACTAAACTTAACTTTGTTTCACATTCTCCTTTACCTTGAACGCTTGAGTTCGATGTTTGATAAATTAAAGGATATATTGTTTTAGCTTCTTTTGAATATAATTCTAGTTGTTTAAGCAAATGTAACTTGTTCCCCCATTTGTAAACAGTAGTAAAACCATCTATCAAAGGCAAATTAACAAATAAAGTTTCTAAAAACTTTTCTACAACTATCATAATCCAAAATAATTTAAAGGTGTTTTATTGGTAAAAAAAGTAGTATCATACAAATCTCGGTTATTAGTCAAGTATTTATACAATGTTAATTCATTACCACTCCTTGTATCCCCAAAACTGATATACTGTCCATTCCAATTACTTGAAACATCTCCGTTATCATACATCCCGTTACCTACATACATTCTCACAAACTTGTTCCAAACAGTTACTTGCTTTACGCTAGGGTCATTTGCTTTTGAATTTTCAGCCATTGGTATTTGCATACCTGTAGTTGAATAAGTTTGAAAGTCCATTCCTAAGTAATAAAAAAACACATAATAAGCTATTAAACTTACTTTTTTTGTGCCAATTGTATATCTTAATCCTTTCCAATCATCTTTTCCATCAACTAAATCTACCCATTTCTGAATTGGATTTTCAACCCAATCTCCATTTGGTTCAAATTGTGCATTTAACTCTTGTAGTTGTTCATACCCTAAAATATCAAGTAGTAATGATTGCTCAATACTTTCAATTTCCTCGTTTAACTGTGTCGTAGCAGACGGTGATACACTCCCGATGCTCGGTTGTGCAACTGAATTAGGAATATATAATTCCTTAGTTTGAAAGTATTGAGCATTTATTATCATTATTTCTCTATTACGGTTGAAGTCATTTCTGGAGTTTTCTCTTTTATCTTCGCATCCTTAACTAATTTTGCTAATCCTTTTGCGATTAACTTATCGGCATGTACTTTATGAAGTAAATGAGTGTTTCCTTCTAATTCTACTACTTTATAATCCGATGCTTTATCGAATGTAGCAGTCCCTACAATTTTAACTTCTTCTTCTTTGATACTGAAATTTGACATATATTTAAAGTTTTAAAATTACGGTTTTAATAAAGCAGCTCTTACTGTTGAAAGTGTTACTGCCATAACTCCTGGCAAGTTGTTTTTAGCAATTCTCAAAATAGAGAATACCTCTCCAACTGCTGATTTTTGGTTTTTAATGAATTGATCATTGTAAGTACCAAATCTTAAAATAAAATCAGAGTGCATTTCACGATATACAGAGCTATCCATTACCACAGCAGTACCCAAAGTAATTGCGTTTGAAGATACAACTCTCATTCCGTTAATTTGTCCATTTTGCATGTAAGGCAATAATCTTGAATTACCTTCTGTATCTTGCGTAAACATTGTAGTTACAATATCACTTGGGTGCATTAAAACTACATCTGCATTAAAGTTCATTCCGTTAATTACAGATTGACAAGCAATAACAGCTAAACCATTGTCAGGAATAACCAAAGTGTCATCCATTACAGAAGTTGTATAAGCTGTACCATTTGAAACAATTGTAGAAATCAATCCGTTGTTCCAAGCTCTTACTACTTTTTCTTCAAACATTGCAAGAATTTCATTGTACAACATTTCGTTATCCATTTCAAATTCTTCTGTCCACTCAATATGCGCAGCATATTTCTTACGCAAAGTAAGTGTTCTCAAGAATGTATCTGATACTAATGGTTTAGTACCACCCTCTGCAACTAAAGCAACAGCTCCTTCGGCAGTAGCTT